TGAGGTACGAGCCTATACTTGTTTTTGGTGTACGCGCCTGTGTATCATTTAGGTTATACACATGCTTAACTCATAATTTTTATAATTATTTCTTTTGTAGCAGGATATGGATTATCTGTTGTCCATACTAATTGGTGTGTTTGATTATCTAGAGAGCATTCTAAATAATCAGTATAAATTTTACCATTAATTTTTAGCTGAACATATAATTTAGTCGGCATTAGTGGAAATACCTTCCTATCAGTAGCACTAATAGGTTTACTTTTTAATAATATAGTATTATTATATTGGTCAGTTTCAAAAGCTTCTTCAGTACTTTTTGATAACATCATATAAGGTGATGAAATTTTTAATGCACCACCAGCCGCTGTAACCGCTAATGAATTCGCACTATTCCACCCTGCAAAAGCAGATGTTATATTAGCTGTGACAGTTGGAATATAACTTGAACCACATAATAAATTAGATATAACGCTTATAATATAATTAGTGGCACTTTCTGTAAAATGCAAATTATCGTCGTTGTAAAATGAGCCAGTTAAATAATAATAAGGCAAAGCAAAAATGCAAGGTGCATAGTTATCATTACAAATATTCTTAGTTTTAGTATACAAATCTAGGTAAGTAGTATATGCACAACTAGCAAATATAAAACAAACTTCTGCGTTAGGAAAACTATTTTTAGCGTTCTGAATAGTACTAACAACTTTAGGTTTTAATTCTGTCCATATAAAACTACTATCATTAGCACCACCAACAATATAGACATGCTTTATCATTTCTTTTTGACTAGCACTCATTTCTTTTTTAGCTTGTTCAATTAAATCGTTATAGCTTGCGCCAGCCCATGCTCCTGCAAAACCTGCGCCACCCTTACTGTATTCATACCAATTTTTAGCATTTAACATATCACGAACGCCATTAGGCAATTTGTGATTATAATTTACACTATAAGAGTCACCTATCCATAAAATGTTATCTTTACTATCATTTTTTCTATTTACAATTTCATTGTTTAAATCAGTGTTGAGCTGAGCTACATCTTGTCTGTATGCTTCAACTTGTGCATTATAATTACCTGTATTTACCCAATAATCAGTGTTAGTAATGTCAACATTTACAGGTACAGGTACTTTACTTGTAAAGCTGTTACCTAAGTGCGTCACTATACTTAATGCTTCATACTGCAAAGCCTTATTCCATTCGCCCATAAGTTTAGGTACATATCTAGCGCCCACATACTGTCTGTTAATTAATCCATACATATTAATTTACCTCTCTTTCTAATAGCTCAATACTAAATGACCATAGTCATAGTTCCCAACGCCAACATTATTATCAATGTCTAACCCTGTTGTATTGAAAGTAATGCTCTCCCAATGTTTTGGAATTGTATAAATAATATACCCAGCGTCACTAATTGTAACGAAAATCATAGTAGCTAAATACTGAGCAATAATGCTCTCAGCAAAGTCTGTGTTAAAATTGTTAATCCAATTCTGCACTTCTTGTACTTCCTGTTTCAGCTTATTAATTTCATCGTTTTGCAATTTGTCAGTTTCAATCAAATTATTAATATAAGTTACCATTTTGCACAGAATTTCGTAATAGCTTAAGCTGTCATCATATACAAGTGGTAAAACCTTGTAGCACCAAAACCTAAAAAAATCTCTGTCAGAGTTGTCCATATTATGCACCCCTTCCTAGTAAATTGTAAAGAATAAATCTTTAAGCTCATCAATAATCATCATATCAATATTTAAAAACGTTTCCCTAAACTTTAGTAACATTTCTGATTGATTACCATCATAGCCTAAAATTTTGTCAACATAGGTGTCGCTTCTATTTCCTGTTCCTGTCTCATTACCGCTAGTTGTTTCGTTGAGCGTAGTACTCGTACCATCCGTACCCATATTATGTGTGGCATTAGTTAAATAGTCATTACTATCAAGGCCATTAATACCGCCCTGTGGTGTATCACTGTAATAGCTCCAAGTATCAGTAGCTCCGTCAGTTCTCGAATTACTACTGTTAGTACCATTTCTGTTAGTGGTTTTGGTTTCGCTTCCGCTACCTTCATGTGTAACACTCCTGTCCACACTAACTAACGGTTGGATTTTTAATAATTCGCTCTGATAAAGTTGATTATAATAAGGCATTATGTTTTTCATTTTATCACTTAAAAATAGCTTCCATCTACCTACAGTTTCACAACAAATCTCTCGAGTATAGTAATGTCTTAAAATCTTCTTACAAAGTTCCGCACGGTATTTATCATCAAAAATCGGAAAATCACTAAAGATTTTATCCCACGAATTATCAAGGACAGTTTCGATATCGTTAAATCCAGTCGACTCTGTAAGCTTCGCACATGTTTCACAAATAAATCTAACCTGCGTTGTATATTTACTCAATGTCATCCTCCTTCCTGTCATTATTCTGATTGAATACATCACGGAAATGACAGCTTATCTGAGTATCGAACATTCTGTTAATCTGCTCACAGGCTTGCTGTCTTGCAAACTCCCTCGAATATCTGTTAGCCATTACACCGCCCTGTAGTCTCTGAACCTCGTCTTTAATCATTCGTTCTTTTTTCTGAATACTAATGTTCGTTACTCCTAGGTAAGTCAGCGCTTCATTCCATAGATTAACTTTTAATTCATAAAGCTTATCTGCGACATATGGCGCACCAGTTGTGAACACACCAAACGAGCCTCCGTCTCCCTCCATGAAATCATTACTAGCAAAAATAACAGGTTGGTTACCATCAAACTGCATATAAGCATTTTGCAGAGATAACAGCTGTTGTTCACTGCCTTTAATCAAAACCGGTGTTCTTTGAGCTTTGCAGTTAATATCAATACTTGCGTCAAGTTCGGCCAGTCTCTTAGCGTATATTTCCATTTTATCTTTACAGCACCAATGAGTCATATTGTCCCATATGATAACGCTGTCACTTTTACCACAAACACGATGATAGCTATTAGAAGCGTACGCTCTCCTAACTAGAGGTATGTTGTAAACGTCAAGCTGGCCGCCAAGTACACATCTCAAGCATAGATTTCCCATGACTTCATCGTTAAAATACAACATAGCTTTATTCTCATACAGTCCAACTTCAATAAATCGTGCATCTACAGTGCTGGGAAGCCCAACCCATTCAAACGAGCTAATTGCTATTTCTGTAAATAAATCTAAGTATTGGTCAAAAGTGTAAAGCTGATAAAAAACGCTGTCACTAAATGAAGAGCGCTTATTAGCTCGTTTTTCTTTTCTTGCTTTGCTCATTTTTATCTCCCTCCTTTCTAAACTGAATTATCCAGCGAATAATTACCTACTTCACCAGGATGTTTCCAAAAAGTTATTCCGCTGTTAAAATAACTTTCAATCAGTGCTATATCATCACTGGGTGCGCCCCCTACTATTGTACAATCAACGGTTTTTGTATAATTCCAATGCGGTCTGCTTGAAACATTAGGCACTTTAGTTGTATGACAGGCATACCCAAACACGTCAAAATACTTGTCTATTGCTTTTGCATACTCAGCAGTAATTGATTTTCGTTGAGCTTCAAAACACACTTGACCTTTACCAAAAAGTGCATTATTAGTAGCATAACTGCCCTTTACATCATTAGCAGTAATACTAGCCGTGTAAGCACTTGTTAATATATTCTGCACACTACCCAGTGCTGAATTACTTGACTGGCCAGTAATCATTCCTGAAGCAGTTTGAACGGCTGATGGAACAGCGTTAATTGTAATCGGTACAGCGTTTTGAGCAACCCATGCGTTAAATGCGTCCACATTCCATGAACATAAAGGGAAGCTGTCAAGTGTGATTGTTTCTGTCATATCCATTCTGTTTGTGCCTGTGGTTTGTGTGGACTTGTATCGGTCAAGTCTCAGCACTTCTTGTACTGGCATAGTCATGTTACCAACTATGTTATAATAGGGTGTAAGGTTTTCTGAAAATTCATAGCGTTGAATTAATGTCTGTCCGCAATTATTTCTTACTTCATTGAAGTTAAACGGATACGTGTATAGTTTCTTGTTTCTCGGCCTGTATCCGTTTATTGTATCCCTATTACTAATTGGTACACCAGTAACATTTATCGGATTAGTATTCCCTGTAAATGTGATATTAACACCTGCATCCGTTACCTCAACAGGAAGTATATCTGTAGGACAAGTGTATAGTGCTAAGATATTGTTGGGAGTAGTTAAATATTGATTTAAAAAATTGGTAAGGTTGTTTCCACCCTTTTCTGTGTTAGCAAAGGCTTTTATTTGATAGCCACTATAAACACCATCGTATAGATACCCCCCTGTTGTGGCAAGTAGTACCATGGTACAAGTACTTAAAGAGCCTAGTCCAATTAACTGAGTGTCACCGTTGTAAACATACTCGCCACACTCCACATTCTCAGGAAGGATATGCTCACCAATGTTATCACTTATACTATGCTCTCGTTCAACAAAACACTCTTTTAGATCAATGTCAAACCAGTAAGTTTGTAGAACATCAATTTGAAAACTTATCTCGGCAGTTACATTGTTAATATATTCAATTCCCGTCACAAATGCATAAAACCACCGAGTACTGAAAGCCGAGTTTTGAAACATCATGTAATTGCAGTCATATAATGCATCGGCTGTAGCCTGTAAACGGCATTTACCCTTATTAACTCTGTTGTAAGTTACATTAGTAAAATGTTTTTTGGCTTTACTAATAAAATAATCTGCCTGTGTTTTCTTATCTGAAAAATAAATTGTGTGTTTCTGCTGAGTGGAAAGTGGTACTCCACTCAGCATGTACACCTCACTATCAGGTACTATGTACATTATTCATTATCCTTCTTTACTTAAAACGACTGTATTACCTACCTCACTAGCGCCTGTGATGGTTGTATCCCCTCTGTAGGTTGTTCCATCTAAATCAGCTTCAAGCGTGATTTCTGATGTAGATTTTGTTGACGGAATTACAATAGCACCATATCTCTGTACGGCAATACCGTCTGTTGTAAGAGCTTCCGTCTGAACAAAATTAACCGAATTAGGTGCAAGCGTGGCTGTGTCATTCTGTACGTCCAGTGTAAAGATTGTAGCAGCCTCAGAAACATCTTTTCCTGTAATTTTCACAGTGATTGATGGAGGCAGGGAAATTGCCGCACCATTGTCAACAAAAACGATTGCATTAGCAAAAGGCGAGTAAGAAATAGTTTTCCAGCAATGTAACCAATAATTCCAATATAAGCCACTGCCAACACGTGTTTCGTCAAATTCAAATAAGTTATCATAAACCTGGAACCATTCTTCATCAACCAAAACTCCCTTAACGTTTTTCATAAGTTCAAGCTCGTCTGCTGACACTTCTTCAAGACCTGTGGACTCTTCTCTAATGGCATTAAATCTTTCATTATCGAATGTCGCAAAATCATCAATTAAATGAAGTTTTCCTATGAATGTTGCTTTATCCATATTAAAAGCACTAGCAAGTACTTTAACATCAAATTTAGCATTAAAATCAGCATCCATAAAAATACACTGTCTATCAATAGGTGTGTTGTTCTGTACATGAGTCTCGTTAAATCTACCAGTCATATCAATAGGAAGTAAATTTGATTTTCCTCTAAAAGCTACAGCCACACTATCCATGTCAGTAGTATCAACCGGCTGTGTATATACTTTACCGTGAGAAATTGCTTTAATGAGCAGATACTTAAAAAGTAAGTATTCGTCATATTCAGCTGACTGATAAACTTGGTCAATAATTGATGTAATAAGATTAGTTACACCGTCAGCAGATGTAAAAGCTCGTCTTAATGCCTGTTTCTCAATAGTAATTGGGTACATTACCCTCCAATTAGTCGTGTGAAAGACTGACTGAACATTAGGAAGAGTACGTTTAAACTCCCTGCTGGCGCCCTTCTCGGCATCATATTTTACGGCCTTGATAATACCAACAAAAATATCCTCTACAGTTTCACCGAATTCGAGAAAGCCCTTCTTGAGGTGCTTATAAGGATTGTTAAAAGTTGCACTCTGCATACGTACCAACGCAATTCTATTAATTAAAGCGTTGATAAATTCGTTGGAGTGTGTCGGATTTCCAAAAAGGATTTCTCCAACTTTTGGAATATCCTGTTCTTTCTCTATTTTTGGCACATCTTTCTGATATGCATAGGACGCATTGTTTCTAATAACATTTAAAATGTCAATTGACCGTGCGTCAAGTTTCGTTTTAGCAATTATTCTAGCCATCAGCCTTCCTCCTCATCAAATAAATCCTCGAAAGAGTTGTACTCTTTCTCTTCCTCCTCGTGTTCTGTCGGAGTGTCTAGTTCATCTTCCTTTTTTTCAACAAAACGTGAAATATATTTGTCTCTCCACATTTTGTCGTTTTCCTCATATTTCTGTTTCCACCCGTCAGCATCGGACGAGTCGATTGAGTCGGATATATCCTCAAGAATTTCAATTGTTTCATCATCCATTCTATCACCGACATATTGTTTTACTTTTTCAATAAGTTCGTCTTTTGATAATTTAGCCATTATCATTCTCCTTTCTTAAAATCGCCTGTGTAACATCATATAAATAGGTAAGTGCCTTCTTGTTGATGGTGCAGGTGGTGTAGGTGGTGTAGGTGGTACAGGTGTACCACTAAGATACTCGTACCAATTCTTTCCGTTCTGTATTCTTTCGTCAAGTGCTACCACACCAGCCCGCTCACGTTCAAAACAGTAAGCCTTGACGGCTTCTTCAACATCCGTCAGCCGGGAAAATTCTAAACCAGTATAAGGATATCTTTTAGTAGGTATCCACTGTCTGCCATAGCCTTCAAGTACTTCGGCATTAATAAGCTGGCACTGTAAGTTGCCATCTTTCCAATCCCTGCCCTGAGCGCCTGCGTAGTGAGTGAGGTTTGAGGATGGCGTCCACTGTATCAGACCCCATCCACTAGATGTACTTTCTGTTTCTTTCAGCGCAGGATTTAAAGTACTTTCTCTCTGAACGTTGCCGAGCATGCCACAGATACTTTCAAGAGTATATCTTCCTGTGAAGTATGCGTTAAACTCTACGGCGTTGTTCTCCATCTGCGCGTGGGTTAGATACTTTCTAGTACCTTCAATAGCTATCCATGCCATTAAATTACCTCAGTAAGAAGTGCTTTCCACGTGTTGTTACCACATTCGCCATCCTGTAAAAGATTGTGGTCTTTCTGAAAATTAATACATGCAGATACACAGCCTTTACCGTATTGAGTATCAATTGAACCTGTATAATACCCTAACTTTGACATTAGTATTTCAAATACAGTAACATCGTTATTTTTAGTACCTTTTTTCAACAAAGACATAGTTGTTAATTTCTCCTTTTTAAAACCAACAATTCTTTTAACAAGCACTAAGTCGTTCCGCCGGGAAATATTAGTAATTGAAACACCCTTACCCTTGTTTGTTTTTGTGTTTTTACTGTTTCCTATGGACTCAATCATTTGTGTGCCATTAATAGCAATTGCTATGTGGGTGATCCTCTTGGTTGATTTACCAAAATAAAGTAAATCAGCACTTTGAATATTTGTTACTTTTCTGCCTAATGCTGAGTAGCCTTGAGCTGTAGTTCTTGGTACTTTCATGCCACACTTATTCAGTACAGAAAATACAAAACCACTGCAGTCATATCCGCCCTCGGCTTCGGACTCTCCGCCCCATACATAAGGCTTTCCGAGATATGTTCTCGCTGTTGTTACAATATCACTACTTGTCATTTACATTAACCTCACTGTCAAGCTTATCGCAGAGTTTTTGAAGTACAACTGTATTATTGTTGAGCGCTTCTGCGAACTTCTCTGTCTCTGCCTTATGTGCATCATTAATTTTGTTAATGTAATAGCACATAATTAAACACATTCCTATGGGAAAGCCCAGTGTGGAAATTAATGTTGATAACTCGTTAATCATAATGACGGCCTCCTTTCTTTTTCCTTATTATAACATATTATCCACAAATTATCAACATTAATTTGACAAATTGTGGATAATTTGTTATAATATTCTAAAGGAAGTGGATAAATGAAAGAAATAAAATACTATGATGGCACTAAGCTCTTAAGCATGAAAGATATTAACGGAAATGTACCCGAAATTTATATTTCAACATCAAATAGAAGTGCAGGAAAAACAACATATTTTAATAGATACCTGATTAATCGTTTTTTAAAGTATAATGAGAAATTTTGTCTGCTGTACAGATACCAAGACGAGTTAAAGGACTCCGCAGACAAATTCTTTAAGGATATACACAATCTTTTTTTCTCAGCATACACAATGAAGTCTGTACAAATTGGTAATAGTAAAATGTATGAATTATTTCTGTGCAGTGCATACGATGAAGAGGATGAAGGAAAATCCTGCGGCTATGCTGTAGCACTCAACTGTGCGGATAAAGTGAAAAAGTATTCCCACTATCTGAGCGATGTATCAAGAATACTTTTTGATGAGTTTCAGTCTGAAACTAATCATTACTGCGCTGATGAAGTCAGTAAATTTATAAGTATTCATACTTCAATAGCTAGAGGTAATAACAGCCAAGTCAGATATGTTCCTGTGATAATGATTTCAAACGCTGTGACGCTGTTAAATCCTTATTACACAGCATTAGATATTACTGACAGACTGACATTTGATGTTAAGTTTTTACGTGGTGATGGTTTTGTTCTCGAGCAGGGATATAATGAAAGTGCTTCTAAGTTACAAGAAAGCTCACTTTTTAATAGAGCGTTCACCAAGTCCAATTATGTAGCTTATGCGTCACAAAATGTTTATCTCAATGACAATCACGCTTTCATCGAAAAAATGAAGGGGCAGAGCAGATACTTATGTACTCTTAAATATAAGGGTGAAGAATATGGCGTTAAAATGTTTGAAGAGGAAAGTATAGTGTACTGTGACAAAAAAGTTGATACAGATTTTAAACAAAGAATTTCTGTCACAACAGATGACCACAATATCAATTATGTAATGCTCAAAAATAATGCCTGGTTAATTGACTATATGAGATACTTCTTTGATAGAGGCTGTTTTAGATTTTATTCTCTTGACTGTAAAGAATGTATACTTAAAGCTCTAGCATATTATTAATGGTATCTGCGTTAGTTATTTTTGTAACATTGGTGTGGAAGGCTCTTTGAAATATAAGACACATCTTTGTAGTTGGGTGTATGCCTGCCCATGCATTAAGAATTAACGTTATAGATATATTAAAGAGACAGAATTTATTCTGTCTCTTTTGTTATGTTTCACGTGAAAGATTTTATCTCATTTTATATGTTGTCTCCTGTAATACTATCCCTCCCCTTATTCTCACTGGCCGGAGTTTTCCATATACTTCCAACCCCTGTTTAAAATCAGCGAGCGTTCTCTTTGTTTTCAAAAATTCCTGTTGAATTGTGGGGTATTTCTCTAGTTCTTCATCTGTCACCCCCACCATTGATTTAATAAACAAGTCCTTACACCTATCAGGCATACCTGCACATTTTACATTATAGTATGGCTCTTTAATTGGTTCTTCATCCTCATGCGTAACATGCTCAATATAAGTTTTCTGACGAACAAAAACAGCCTCATTCCAAAAGCTCTCTAATTTCCATGAACAAAAATTAGATGGGTGTATTTTAATTCCTTTAATATTTTTCTTTGTAGTACAACAGTGTATGCTGTCCGTGTCAGCGTATACAAAATACTTGTAATTCTGCTGTGCGGCTCGAATAGTAAAATTTCTGGCGTAACTTGTTATGGCTGATCCTATTGGAATATACATAACTTTCTTTTCGTGTTCTTCATATGTTGTAAAACCTAGTGAGCCATCGTCCTTCTCTCTTGCTACCTTAAAAGATGATATATCTGAACTGCTGAGTTTTCCGTATAAATTATTTAAAAATAACTTTGCTAATGTTCGCCTTGCCCCCTTACTAGTTTGTTTAATTTTCTTATACTTGTTAATATAATTATCAAAAATCCCTGTTATAGTTCTAAAATAACATCCATCCAATAACTCAAAATCTACAAGATTGTAATGTTCCTGTAGCAGTTCAAAATCAGTTTGAGTAAGTACCATTTCAACAACAGCTTTTTTAATATTTCCGTCAAAATCTTTGTACCATGTGCATACTTTCCCTGTATCTTTATCAACTATGTCGGATGTTTCGAGCATTTCGGTGGCCTTATAGAAATAGTTCCCTTTAATCTGTATAAATGGTAATTTATTTTCTTTCAAATAAAAACGTGTACGGATGCGGACAAAATAATAATATTGCTCTGTAAGACATTTTAAAGGTATTTTACCTTTGAAAAAAACTGGCTGGCCATAGGGATAATAATTTCCACTTTCTGAGTGCATCATAGAGGGATAGAGGCTGTTGACGTCTGCAGTTATACCCTCGGTGTAAATTCTGTTTTCACATCCTTTCTTTAGGTAACACCAACCGCCCCTATATGAGTGTCTTATATACTCGTCAGCGTTTGAGTATTTATATTCATGTGGATTTAATTTAAACTGCGTTAAATCTGGAAAAAATGCCTGGTAGTCTTGTTTATCAACTGTAGCTTTAAATTCAGAGAGACAGCATGAGCCAATAGTAAGTTTTAAGTGCCCCTCAGACTGCATAATTTCTAATGCTTCTTTAACTACTAGAACATCATTAGCAATATAACGTTTTTCGTTATCTGTAATCGGACATCCTGCGTATCTATGCCCTTTATACTCCATATTTAATTTACGGTGCTTTGTTTCAAAGCTTTTCCCAATTTGTTCGACTGAAAATGGCAGGAGTTTCAAACTATCTCGGATCTCTATAAATGCATATGGTGTCTTGATAAGTATACTGTACCACTGACCCATGTCTGAAATCGAGTATACAAACGTTTTTGGTGTTAAATCTTTTTCTTTCAAAAAGTGTACATCACTATCATTATTCGGATTTACATATATCTTTTGCTCATACTTCATATCTGTCAGCAAGAACGACAGCCAAAACGAACCATCAAACTTTAAGTTATGATAATATATGCAGATATTCTCCTTTAAGTTATATAGATAATTATATGTCTCTCTAATTGAATGATGAATTTTAACATCCTCCGTGCCTAGCTCGACAACTGCTGAAGCCCACACCTCTGTGAATGTCTGGCCTTCATATACGGTAGTCTCAAAATCGCCTACCATATATTTAATATGCTTTTTCATATTTCTTCCCACGTTTCATCGCTCACTAATGCTTTATCGATTTCTGCCTGTTCTGCCTCACTTGGTAAACTGCCACTTATTAACGTGTATAAATGCTGTACGGCCGTCCTTGATACAGCACTACTCGGATGATATCTAATTATAACTTCACAAGTTGATAAAAAATCCTCACTTGCTTGTGCTATAGAATACATAACAGAGTCTACGCCATACTTTTCAATTTCTGAGTTTAAAAGATTATTTAACAAGTCTGCTGACTGGGATTGTTGAACACCTACGTTTGCTATCATGCCCTGCACTTTATCCCACACTAATTTTGAAGCATGAAACATTTGTTGCCATTCTCTATTAGACTTGATACGGTTATAGTCCTCTTGGTCTTTTTTCCTTCTCCTAGTTTCCCATGCTTTCCTTGATGCTTCTTCTCTGATTTCTCTTTTTCTCTGCTCAACTGTTATTGGCTGGCCTGTTACTGCACTGATGGCATAAGCCTTGTTATAAAGCTGTGCAGGTCTAATCTTTGACAGCCTCCTTATTGAACCACTCGTGATTGTTTTTGGCTTTGGTGGTATAAGGTTGGGTTCAAACACATATCCTCTTTTTTCAGCGTTTCTAATAAATCGTTTAATTCGGTTTCGCTCTTTATTATATTCCTTTATGAGCTGTGACTTCTTAGTTGTCTTACCCATACACTTTATCCCTCCTATGTTTATAAGTAAAGGGGGGTAAAACCCCCCCTTTTCTTTTTTGTTAATAAATACTCTAAATAATTAAAGTACCATTAATTGGTAAAATTTTCTACCGCTATTAGATGTATTCTCGCATACCTCTATAATGGCATGTCCATCATCTGATATGATATCCTCAAGCATATCTAACGTTTCATTAATAGTCTTAGATATGCTTGTAAAAACTGCTCCGTCTTTATCAACAAGCACTGATACTGTTACAGGATTTCCGTCCTTGTCAGTATCAGCATATTCGCCGACATTGACAACATCAATCTGTAATCCCTTCTCAATTTTCTGTGATGATGCCTTTGCGTTAAATAATTCTTTCTTTGATAACATGATATTGACCTCCTATTTTACTGTGCTGTGTCTGCTTTGTCTGTTTTTACTTCCTCTGCTTCTTCAATGTACTTACTGAGTGGCATTGTGTATGTCTTTGTGACTGCCGTCTTGTCTGTGATTGCTGAGATTTTAAAGGTATCTGTCTCATACATCTTACGAATGTAATTAAACAGTTTCGCTTCATCCTTTGGTGCTTCACTCTCATAGATTGGAAAAGTCTTGGTCATAGGCTCGCACGAAACTGTGTCCATGCCTAATACTGTGATGTTTAGTGTGCTGATTGTCCTTGTTACTGTTGGTCTTCTCATTGAATTTTTCCTCCTTGTTTTTTGTAATGAGTTTGCTTTGTAACTTATTGTAACTTGTTGTAACATGCATCATTGATGCAAAGACTAGCGGGTGGAATTGCACCACCCCTCAGCTTAGGTACTGCTAGTTAAGTTGTAATCTGTTTACAAGTATTATATTACACTATATGACAAGAAATGTCAAGCACTTTTTTCAAAAAATTATTAAATTACTATGTAAAGAATACCGTCTTTTATTTCGTGAGCTTTAACAGGACTATTGATATGCTGTATCAATTCACTAGTTCTAAGGCGCCTTCCATTTTTATATGCTTGTATTTTGTGGCAAGGTAATATATTCATTAATTGTAATACATCCCTTACCCTTGTTGTATTGTTGTCAATATACTGACTAATCGATATTATTGCAACCATAATGAACGTTGCCATAACCATTCCTTCATATATGTTCATTTATTAATCCTCCAGTGTAATAAAAAGTTCATTTATAAAGGCACGCTTAACATCCACTAATTTAACTTTTCTTTCAAGTAAATCAGATGTAATAAAAATAACTTTGCCTTCATACAACCTCTGTCCTTTCTCTGACACAATATTTATATATGTTTTATTGTCAAGGACTGTAATCAATTCTTTAAACTGCATTTATTTTATCCCTCCATTCTTTTACTTCATCTATTATGATATCTGCTAAAGCTACAGCCGTGAGGTCGGACTCAAGTAGCCCGAAAGGTGCTTTAAATATGTGGTTATATCCGTCAGCGTATATATAAAAGATTGTTGACGATATTGAAGGTTCAATATACGTTTCAACTCTGCAATCAATAAACTCTGGCGATGATTGTATTAGTGTTTTAACTACTTCCAAATATTGTGCGTGCAAGTATTTTTTTCACTCCTTTCTATTTAATAAAAATATAAGTGCAACTATCCGAAGAGTCAATCGGAAATGAACACACTTTATCTATATTATAATTATAATATTTTTCAGGTATTGAAAATGTATAGCCATTCCATTCAGCATCCTCGTCAGGATTGTAAATTCTCACCTTTTCAATATTAAATAATATAGGTAATAACTGCTTAACCTTCATTTACTTTCTCCTTTCCTTGATCTTAAATCAATGCCCTTCCCACCAGCCAACCATTAACAAGGTACTGTTAGTCTGCCTACTTTCCGCACACCCTTGTTTTTAACAAGTATGCTTATCACTATTCATCGATGAACATTGTGTTTGCATCAGATGGCTTTTACAACTGCTTGACTGGCTTCCTCATTTCTTTGTTTCTATATATATTATATCAGTTTAAAAATAAAATTGGTGTATAAGCTTTTAATATTGTGTGAACATTTTGTGAACATTATAATCCTGGGCGTACTAACTGTACTAAAATTAAGTACGAGCTCGTACCTCATGGGGTACGAGCTTGTCGACGTTTTTTGAAATGGTATGCCTACT